CTAACTATCGTAAGTCCGTGCTCTCAGCAGCATGGAAACACGCTATGCGTCATGACGTTATGATTCACAACCCAGTAGCACTCATACAGACAGTGGCTCAAGCTCCTCGCCGCACTGTGTGGGATCGTGAACAGGTACATCAATTCCTTGAGGCAGGTTACAGCGACTTCCGTTGGCGCAGCATTAGCTTGATAGTCCACATGGCATATGATTGGGGGCAGCGTGTAGGTGATATGCGGGTTCTCACCTGGGATCACGTTGACCTAGATCTGTGTCGTCTTGACTTGACACAATCCAAGCGTAACGCTGAGATACATCTCCCTATATCTCAAGGGTTGTGTGCTATGCTGCGTCAGCAGAAGGAAGACTTTGGTTTTCAACAGTACGTAGCGCCAAGAGTTAGGCCACGTGCGGGAGCTTATACGCCTTACGATAAACAAGAAGTATCTATACTTATCAATGAGATACTAGACGAAGCTAATCTACCACGTGAACTAAATGCTATGGACTTACGGCGTACTGCTGTGACAGAGATGATGGAGGGTGGCGTAGACTTGGCTAACATAATGCAGGTTACTGGACACAAGAACATTGCGTCAGTTAAACCTTACATGATAAACACATTAAGCGGTGCGACTAAGGCACTAGCAGCTAGAGGTAATGATGAAGAAGAATAACTGGAAACTACACAGAGAATATGCTGAGTCTGTCTCAGCCCTTGGCCCTTACCGTGGCGACTGCCCTTTCTGTAAAGGCAAGAATACTTTCACTGCCTCTTGCGAATTAGGAGTCCTGCAGTATAACTGTTACAAGCTAGGCTGTGACGTTGGTGGTAGGTTTGACACAGACATGACTGCCGCTGAGATACGGCGACACATGCGCCCAGCGCAAGAGGAGCAACCAAAAGAGATAGAGACTATGGAGCTACCTGCCCAGTTAGTTATACCTACACCACAACATATCAAGCACAACCGATTCTTACGGCGCTGGGGTATCGTTGGTGGTACTTACTATGACGTACAACAAGAGCGTGTTGTGTTTCCTATCTACCATAAGGGACGTATGATTGACGCAGTAGGACGTGCAGTGGGTACCAAGAAACAACCCAAGTGGTATCGCTACACAGGTGCAGCACACTACTACACTATAGGTGATGGCGACACCATGCTAATTGTAGAGGATGTTATCTCTGCTATCGTAGCATACCAAGAGCTATCTAATGTAACCTGTATGGCTATCTTAGGTACCACTATGAATCACAGACATTTTGAAAAGATAGGTGAGTATAACCAATCGGTCATAGCACTTGATCCTGATGCAGTAGGTAAGACTATTGAGTATCGCAGAGAGATAGAACTATGGACAGGTAAGCAAGCTAAAGCCCTGAGCTTATCTGATGATATTAAATACCGTATGCCAGAGGATATGGAAAACTTACAGGAGTTATGTGGAAGATGAGTAAACTACCAGAAGGACGCAAGCCACTACCACAAGAGTGGTTCATTGATAGAGCTAACACGATGGAGAATGGAAACATGAAGCAATATGCAGTAATGATAGACGTAGATGGTGACTGGATGTATGTACCTGCTAATGCAAACATGTTCTACAACCACCCCGCGCCAAAGATATTTCACAACAAGAGAGATGCGGAAGAAGAAGCTGCACGTTGGAACACAGGAGTAGTGGTAGACTACAAGACAAAAGCTATACTACCATTCACAGAAGAAGAACGTAAACGTGCGATGGAACGGGCTAAGGCAAACAGTAATGATTAACTTTTTCTATGGTGTTGCATTTATGTACTTGTTTGCGATACCATTCCTGCGCTATCTAGCGTCACCTGTAGACGAGGAAGATACAGGTGCACCGATTCGCTTCGCAATAGCTTGGCCCCTGGCTGCATTGGAAGTATATTATAGAATACTAATAGGAGACATAGACGATGATGGAACTGGCTCTACTTAAGACGCTACTCAATCGTGACTTTTACGATAGACACAAGGGTATCAAATGCCCTGACAAAATCTTCAGCAAAGATGTACGTAAGATAAAGCAAGCCTTGGATGGTGCGATGGAAGCTTATGATGGCGACATGACAGTTGCTGATCTTGAAGCTGTGTTCAATCGCATGAACGCAAGCATGACTACCGCTACACGTGGTGCCTATGAAGACCTCTTTAAGCGTATCAGTATCACCGAACCAATCAAAGAAGAGATAGCACAGGACACACTATCACAGCTATTCCAACAGCATGTCGGTGATCGTGTAGCTAACTTAGGCTTTGACTTTGTTAATGGTACAGAGAATAGCCTTGAACCTTTGCGACAACTACTAGAGGATTACAAAGATGACTTTACTCCTAACCTTCGTGTTGACTGGGATGACAATAGCCTTGACACAATACTTGATGCCACGCTTCTGGAATCCAAATGGAAGTTCAACATATCTTCCTTGGCTCGTAGGGTGGAGGGTGTTAGTGGTGGTCATCTCGTCTTGGTTGGCGCTCGTCCTAACACTGGAAAAACTTCTTTCCATGCCTCTCTACTAGCAGGTGCTGAAGGGTTTGCACATCAAGGTGCCAAGTGCATTGTGCTGTGTAATGAGGAAGCGTACACACGTGTGGCTGCACGTTACATCAGTGCATCTGCTAACATGACTATGCAAGAGGTGCGTGAGAACAAAGCCTTAGCTAACATGCGCTATGAACCTATTCGCGGTAACGTCTTATTCAAAGATAGCACAGGTAAGGGCATGGCATGGGTTGAGGCTGTAGTAAAACAAGAGAAGCCAGACATAGTAGTGCTTGACATGGGTGACAAGTTCGCTGATATTAGTAGTGAGCGTAGCGACATCACGCTCAAGACTGCAGCTATCCATGCACGTAACATAGCTAAGCAATACGATTGCTGTGTGATATGGATGTCACAGTTATCAGCAGAGGCTGAAGGTAAGGCTGACCTAAACCAAGCCATGATGGAAGGATCAAAGACAGGTAAGGCTGCAGAGGCTGACCTAATGATCCTGATCGGTAAGACACAACAAGCAGAGGGTGAGGATGAAGATCCAGTACGGTACCTCAACCTAGCTAAGAATAAACTGAATGGATACCAAGGAAAGATCACCTGTATGTTAGACGGGTCACGCTCTATCTATTCAGCATGAGGTGAGACATGAGAAACGTATTAGATGTTGAGAACAGCATCACCAAACGAAACGGCAAGGATCACTTAGATCCATTTGAGATAGGCAATCAGCTAGTACAGGTAGGTACACTAGACGTAGACAACTGGAAGAATGAAAACATAATCACGTTAGATCACGATGAGTACCAGGACAGGCAAGGACGTGGAAGGTTTGTGCTACAAAGTATCTTGGACATGACGACTCTACTGATTATGCACAATGCACAGCACGATCTTATGTGGTTGTGGGAGAGTGGATTCAAGTATGATGGCCCTATATATGACACGATGTTAGCAGAGTATGTGCTTGATCGTGGGCAGCGTTCACCCCTTAGCTTGGCTGCATGTGCTGAGCGTAGGCAACTAGAGGTACAGAAAGATGATACACTCAAACGGTATTTCAAAGAGGGTTTTAATACTAACGAGATTCCTCTCAACGATCTTAGCTTTTATCTTAGGCATGACCTTCTCACAACTAGCGGGTTGTTCCACGCAATCGAAGAAGACTACGCCAAGCCAGAGTCCTCTAGTCTTAGAACAATTAGAGACACAACCTTTGAAACCTGTAAAACCCTCACCAGAATGTACATGTCAGGAATCAAAGTTGATCTTCAAGAGTTGGGGCGAGTAAGAGATGACTTTGAAAAAGAGAAAGCAGAGATCGAAGATCGTCTACAGCGCAAGGTCAGGGAACTTATGGGCGCGACACCTATCAATCTTAATTCGCCTGAGCAGATGTCACAAGTCATCTTCTCTAAACGCATTAAGAATAAGAGGGAGTGGGCGCAGCTATTTGACTATACATCAACTGTTCAAGAATACAAAGAAGCAGTCAAAGCGAATAGTGAAACGATCTACCGCACTAAAGCGTACACCTGTCCTACATGTGAAGGGCAAGGGAAAACGTATAAAGTAAGGAAGAATGGCGAAAGGTATGCAAGACCTAACAAATGTAAGGACTGTGATGCACGTGGTTTCAAACTAGAAGAGACTGCACAAGTCGCAGGACTTAAGTTCACAGCCCCCAGTAAAGAGTGGGTCAGTGCTAACGGCTTCAGTACAGGAAAGGGGAACTTAGATGTTCTTATTGCGACTGCTAGAAACAATGGAATGCGTGATGCTGAATCTTTTCTTAGCGATCTTAAACGCCTCTCTGCTATTAGTTCTTATCTTAGTTCTTTTGTAGAGGGCATAGCTAACTATACTAAACACGATGGCTTCCTACACGTAGGGTTAACCCAGCACATCACTGCCACTGGACGTTTTAGTGGACGTAACCCTAACATGCAAAACATGCCACGCGGTGGTACATTCCCTGTTAAGAAAGTGTTTGTATCGCGCTGGGACGGTGGCTCAATCATGGAGGCAGACTTTGCCCAACTCGAATTCCGCACGGCGGCGTTCCTCGCGCAAGACGAAACAGCAATCAGAGAAATCGAAACAGGTTTTGACGTACACTCCTACACAGCGCAAGTCATTACTGAAGCAGGGCAACAAACGTCCCGCCAGGAAGCAAAGGCGCACACCTTCGCTCCCCTCTTTGGAGCCACTGGATATGGACGTTCAAAAGCTGAAGCCGCCTATTACCATCACTTCGTCGAAAAGTACAAAGGAGTAGCGGCATGGCATAAGAGCCTAGGAGAAGAGGCGATACGTTTCCAGAAGATCACTAATGTATCTGGCAGACAGTATGCTTTCCCTGATGTAAGACGCAGGGATAATGGATCTCCTAGTCACTTCACCATGATCAAGAACTACCCAGTGCAAGGTTTTGCTACAGGCGATGTTGTACCTGTTGTGCTCAATAGACTTCACGAATTGTTACAACCGTTACATTCTTGTGTAGTCAATTCAGTTCACGATAGTATGGTGGTAGATGTACATCCAGATGAAACGAATAAAGTTCTACACATAATAGAACTACTTAACCAAGGTATCAACGATCTCGTAGAAGAGAAGTATGGAGTCAAGATGAATGTACCCCTATTATTAGAAGCTAAAATAGGACCGAATTGGCTTGACACAGTTGATGTATGAGCTATAACTAAGGCTCTTTGACTTTAAAGAAAGGTACTAAAATGAGTACAGAATTAGCAGTAGCCCAAGAGCGTGGGCAATCAATGGCAGAACTAATGGGTGTATCAATGTCTGGTGGTGGTGAAGCTACCCCAAGCATTGCACGTATTGGTATGCTACACTCACCACTCAAAGGTGAGATTGAAGTTAACGGTAAGATGATTAAGACAGATGTTGTTTCTGTTGGTTCATTCATCCTTACACGTGGTGAAGAGAAAGTGTACAGCGATGGTATCACAGTGCGCATCTTTGCCCAGCGCCAACAGTGGCAACGCTGGAACAGCGAGACTGAAGAGATGGAGAAGTCTGTCTTAGCTAACTCACTGAACGGTGACATGAAGGATAGCATTGGTGGGTTCAATCTAGGCCGCCCTTCTGGTTGGATCGAAGACTTCAACGCACTACCTGACGCAACTAAACAAGTCATCCGTAGTGTGAAGCGTGTTAACGTTTACTATGGTACTGTGTCTTTAGATAATCCAGTCAATGACAAGGGTGAAGCACTAGACTATGAAACATACCGTGACATCCCCTTTGTTATGGATGTTAAGAACCGTGACTCACTGAAGTCTATCAACGGTGTGATGAATGCACTTAAGCGTAAGAACATGTTACCTATCATGTCTACTATTAAGTTGTCAGGCGTTGAGGATAGCATTCCTACAGGTGCTACCTTTGGCAAGATCAGTGCAGCTATTGGTGACAAGGTTGACATCGTTGAAGGTGACAATGAAATGCTCAAAGACTTCATTGAACTGATTGAGTACAGTAACGGCAAGATCCTTGATCTACACCATGAACGTGCTAAGGCTCACTCAGATGAAGATGAGAGCTTGGTACAAGAGATCCTCAACAATGACTTTGTGGATGTGGATGTAGACTAATGAACCATCCTGCAGAGTTACAGGTTTATAGCTTCTTGCAATTAGCTATGGCTGGTAAAGCTAAGATGTCAAACGAGGTGGCTGCACAAGTCGCCTCTGACGTTGAAGCTGCTATGCACAAGCAATTCAATAGTGGACCACGTGACGAGTTCCGTCTGCGTATGTCTAACATTGGAAAGCCTAAGTGCCAGCTATGGTTCGAGAAGAATGACCCAGAGGATAAGACACCTCTACCTCCACACTTCCTGATGAACATGATCCTAGGCGATATCGTTGAGGCTGTGTTCAAAGGACTACTACGTGCTGCAGGTGCTGAGTTCAAGGACAACGATGTTGTCACACTCAAGTTAGCCAATGGTAGAGAAATCAAAGGCGAGTACGACATGGAGATGGACGGTAAGATTGATGACGTTAAGTCTGCATCACCTTGGTCCTATCAAAATAAGTTTGCGTCCTTCGATGCTTTGTCACACGGCGATAGCTTTGGTTATATAGCACAGCTAGTAGGTTACGCTACAGCAGCAGGTAAAGATGTTGGTGGTTGGTGGGTAGTCAACAAAGGTAACGGAGAGTTCAAGTACGTTGATGCATCTGAGGTAGACAAGGATGCAGTACTACAGGACATTCAAAGCCTAGTAGATTACCTAGACAACGATGAACCCTTTGAGCGCTGCTTTGAACCAGTGCCTGAGACATACTACAAAAAGCCAAGTGGTAACCTAGTGCTACCCAGCGCATGTAAGTTTTGTAGTTTTAAACATAAGTGTCACCCGACACTACAATCACTACCCTCACGGGTATCTAAAGCAACAACCCCACCAGAAGTGGACTACGTATTTATAGGAGATGGCAATGCCTAAACTAACTATCAATGAAAAAGACTATTACACTGATGACTTCAATGAAGATCAGATGAAGATGTATCAGGAGATTAACCTAGCTCGTGAAGAGATGGGCCGTATGGATTACTTGATGCGTGTACTTGATGCACGTTGTAATAAGCTAGGTGGTATGATTGTTCAGATTGCAGAGACATCTGCAGAAGATGAAGTAAAGAAGCTACCAGATCAAGAGTCTGATGGCGACTAAACGCAGACATCTTAAACGTACTTATCGCAGTGGCCTTGAAGAAGAGGCTGCTGCTTTTCTTAAGTCTAGACAAAAGAAAGTTGAGTACGAGAAGCTTAAGATTGAATGGGAAGATCTTAAGTACCGCACCTACACGCCTGACTTTGAGTTAGACAACGGTATCATAATAGAAACTAAGGGTATCTTCAGTGCTGCAGATAGACGCAAGCATGTTGAGATACAGAGACAGCACCCCACCCTAGATATTCGCTTTGTATTTAGTAACGCTAACGCTAAGCTTTACAAGGGGGCTAAGTCTAGGTATTGTGATTGGTGTGAGCAGAAAGGTTTCAAGTGGGCACATCGTGTCATACCTGAAGGTTGGTTACTTGAGAAAGGTAATCGCTCAAAAGAACAAAGACTCAAAGTCAAAAGGAGAGTGTGATGAAATTAGATCCAGGGCAAATAGCAATAGTGTTTACACCTATTGTAGATGAACAAGGTTGGACTGGTACTATACACACAGGCTTGTTGTTTGGTGATGAAAAAGAACGAGATGCTATGGCACACTCTATGGACATGGCTATTACTATGGCAGCAACAGAGAGATTCTTAGAGGACAACCCTGAGTTCTTAGATGAGTATGATTACTACAAAGAACTTCTGTTAGAAGAGATGTTCCCTAAGCAATACCAAGCTACTGTAGAAGAGATAGAGAACGAGAAAAAATATTCAAAAGAAGATAACATTATTAAGCTGCACAGATGGACAAAGACAGAGGGTAATGCATGAGTGATCCAGTAAACAAACCAATCCACTACAACACAGGTGGCATTGAGGCTATCGAAGCCATCCTAGCTGCAACTAATGAGCAAAGCGAAGGGTATCTACAAGGCAACATCATGAAGTATATCTGGCGTTACCGTTACAAGAATGGCCTTGAAGATTTAGAGAAGGCCCAGTGGTATCTAAACAAACTCATTGAGGTATACAAAGAGAACCACAAATGAATAAGAAGTTTAGTGTTACATACCTTGTAGAGGTTGATGATGATAACAATATACTTTCTTCGTTTGAGGATAATCACGAGGAAGATATATATGATCTGATAACGAATGTCATGTATGATGTTGATGACATTAAGATAGAGAACTTAGTAGTGAAGGAAAGAGGATGATAAGTGAGAAGGACTTAGAAAGCATGGGTTACTATGATATGTTTCCAGATGCTGACCCTGTTAATTGGGCAGATTTCTATTCAGGGTGGGTAGAAAAAAAGATACTTACTAAAGGGCAAGAGCGTTTGTACGAGAACACACTTGGCCTTGTTGGTGAGGCAGGTGAAGTGGCAGAGAAGATGAAGAAGCTAGTACGTGACAGTAGCCGCTTTTCTAATGAAGAGATTATGAAAGAGCTTGGTGATGTGGTATTCTATGCCACTGCACTAGCAAACATCTATGGACGTGGGCTGCAGGAAGTGCTAGAGCTTAACATCCAAAAGCTAGACGACAGACAGAAACGAAACAAACTAAGAGGAAGCGGAGACAACAGATGAGCAATTTACTACCAACAGACTACCAGTCATTCATTCACAAGTCACGGTACGCTAAGTACTTTGATGGTAAGGGGCGTGAGAACTGGGATGAAACAGTAGAGCGTTACATGGATAATGTTGTGCGTCCTGTAGCAGGAGATGACTCTTACATTAATCAGATTCGTGATGCTATTCTAAGCCTAGACATCATGCCATCTATGAGAGCTATGATGACTGCTGGCCCAGCGCTTGAGCGTGACAACACAGCGGGATATAACTGTTCATATCTCCCCGTAGATGACCCTAAGAGCTTCGACGAAGCGATGTACATCCTCTTGTGTGGTACTGGAGTCGGCTTCTCTGTTGAACGACAGTACATATCTAAGCTCCCCGAAGTGCCTACGCTCTACGACAGTGAAACTACCGTCATGGTTAGGGATAGTAAAGAAGGTTGGGCTAAGGCTTTCCGTCAAGTTCTTGCTCTCCTGTGGGCTGGTGAGATTCCTAAGTGGAACGTAGAGAAGGTGCGTCCTGCAGGTGCACGACTAAAGACGTTTGGTGGACGTGCATCAGGCCCAGCGCCTTTGGTTGAACTGTTTAACTTTGCTGTGTCTACCTTTAAGAATGCACAAGGACGCAAGCTATCCTCACTAGAATGTCATGACTTGATGTGCTTCATTGGGCAGATCGTTGTGGTTGGTGGTGTACGCCGTTCAGCTATGATCTCATTGTCTAATCTAAGTGATGACCGTATGCGTCATGCTAAGTCAGGACAGTGGTGGGAAACTGCAGCACATCGTGCTTTGGCTAACAACTCTGTATCATACACAGAGAAGCCAGACGTAGAAACATTCATGCGTGAGTGGACTGCTCTTGTAGAGTCTAAGTCTGGTGAGCGAGGCGTGTTTAATCGTGAAGCATCTAAGAAACAAGTTGCTAAGTTTGGTAGACGTAACCCTGAGTTTGACTTCGGGACGAACCCCTGCAGTGAGATCATACTCAGACCTTATCAGTTCTGCAACCTTACTGAGTGCGTAGTACGTGCTACAGATAGCATTGAAGATTTGGAACGCAAAGTCAAACTTGCCACAATCCTTGGTACTATCCAGTCAACACTAACTAAGTTCCCTTATCTACGTAAGGTATGGCAGAAGAACACAGAGGAAGAACGTCTACTAGGTGTGTCTCTTACAGGCATCATGGACAACCCACTACTAACAAGTAAGAACAGAGGATTGGAGAAGACTCTTGAGCACTTACGTAATATCGCTACTGCTACTAATGCTGAGTGGGCTGAACGCCTTGGCATTCCCGTATCTGCTTCTATCACCTGCGTCAAACCATCAGGCACGGTATCACAGCTTGTGGATAGTGCTTCTGGTATTCACGCTCGTCACTCAGCCTATTATATTCGTACTGTCCGTGGCGATAACAAAGACCCTTTAACACAGATGATGATAGATCAAGGCATACCAAGTGAGCCTTGTGTATTCAAAGGAGACACCACTACAGTGTTTAGCTTCCCTCAGAAGTCACCTGCGGGTGCTGTAACACGTAATGATATGACAGCTATTGAGCAGTTAGAGATGTGGCTAACGTATCAGCGTCACTGGTGTGAGCATAAACCTAGTGTGACTATCTCAGTGCGTGACCACGAGTGGCTAGAGGTGGGTGCATTCGTGTACAAATACTTTGATGAGATGTCAGGTGTGTCATTCTTGCCACACTCAGATCATACATATCAGCAAGCACCTTATCAGGACTGCACTAAGGAAGAGTACGAAGAGCTACTAGCTAAGATGCCAGCTAACGTAGACTGGACTAAGCTATCTGAGTATGAGCAAGAGGATAATACTGTAGCGATGCAGACAATGGCTTGCTCTGGTGACTCATGCGAAATCGTAGATCTCACCGCTTAGGTAAAACACCTTCACCCTGCATACGTATATGTCGCCTTGAAAACGATGAGTGTGTGGGGTGTAAAAGAACAGTTGACGAGATACGTGATTGGATGATAATGTCTGAATACGAACAGAAGAAACTGTTATATGAACTGAAATGGAGAAAAGATGTACGTGATAATAACACGTGATCAATGTAACTTCTGCGATGATGCTAAAGCTCTGATGAAGGGTAATAACATCCAGTATGTAGAATACAATATTCAATCTAAGTCTAGTGCATGGTTGCTATACTTATTGAAGCGTTCCAGTATAACCACAGTACCACAGATCTTCAATGACAAGGGGACGCACATTGGAGGGTACACAGAACTAAAGGAATACCTTACATGTTAGAAACTATCTTAGTTACTCTTACTGCTTTCGGTTTAACCATCGGCGTAATTACTGAAGTAGTAGAACCAGCGGCACAGTACGGCTGGGATAAAGCTAAAGCTGGTTACGAATACGTAGAAGATAAAATCAATCCAGATGCTTAAAACAAAAACGCCTAGCAGTCGATGTGATTGCTAGGCTTTACTATATGATGTAGGGTATTTTATGGCAGACTATAATTGTAATATGTGTGGCGTTGCGCTAACAGATGAAAACTGGGCAAAAGGTTGGAAAGTATATGACAGGAGACAGTGTAAAGACTGTCGTAAAGACGTAGACGCAGCGTCAAATAAAACTCGTATGTGGGTAAACGGAAAGTATATACCTAAAACACACCCTCTGTACAAGCCTGGTAGGTATAAATCATTTAATGATGCAGCCTTTTCGGGTACGTACAAAACAGAATATATTAAAGAAGGGTATGTCTACGTTATAACAAACAAAGCATGGGCTGGCTGGGTTAAGATAGGCATGGCTTTTGACCCAGAGGATAGATGTAACGGCTACCAAACTAGCAGCCCACATCGTGACTACATATTAGAATACAGTGTAGCTTCTAATGATAGACGTAAGGCAGAACAACAGGCACATGCTAGAGCAGCAAAACTAGCCAGTGAAGTTAAAGGGGAGTGGTTCAAGCTACCTTTAGATCAAGCAAAGAAAGTCTTGGACTCTATTGTTGTACATGTTACAATTAAAGAAGAGCCTAAACAGATTGAGGACAAACCCCTTGATTTGTTTTCTTACGCAGAGAGATTAGGATGAAACTAGAACAAGAAGCTATGGAACACATAGTCAAGAAGAGAGCACAGTTTAAAGAGCAGCTACGTGAGTATATCACTTATGTAGAGGAGTACATTGATAATAGCTTACACCCCTGCCACGAAACAGATCAAGCTAAGACACACTTGCAAGCTTGTACGTTGTGGGCAGAGGAGTCAGCCGAATGTCACGGCACTAAAAACTAGCAGCCTCTTGATACATATCGTTTAGATAATCTGCGTATTCCATAAACAGATCCAACTCAGCGAAGCTATAATCTTCTAAGCTACCCTCTATGCCAAAGGTTTCTTTCATAGCCTTTGCTGCTTCGTTGCGTATCTCTTTATTGTACTTGCTATTAGCTTTAGCAACCATGCGTAGGTGTACGTTTTCGCTACCACCATAACCTTTTTCCATACGCTCTTTGATTTGCTTCTTAGCATCACGCATTACTTTCTTAAGCATTGCACGGCGCTGGGTGAGGTTGCCTTTGGTAAACTCTTCAGTAGCAAGTAGCCTGTTTGTCTGCTGCTCTAATACTGGAGCAAGCATAGCATTCAGAGCTTTGTCGTATGCTGGTACCTTGGTACGTTCGTTTGCTGTCCAAGGCTGCATCTCTGCCATTGAGTATGTTTTCTCTGTAGCA